ATCCGCGCCTGGCACATCTTTTGCGAACATACAACAGTCCCAAGCATCTCCGACTTCCAGCACCCGCGCTTGCAAGGCCTGCACATCAGCTCCTGGTATATTGATTGCAAACACATAGCAGTCCTCTCCATTTCCGGTTTCCAACACTCGCTCCTGTAGCGCTTGGACATCAGCGCTGGGCACGTCTTTTGCGAACATGTAGCAGTCCCAGCTAGCACCGATTTCTAAAACCCGCGCTTGCAGTGCCTTGGCATCAGCTCCGGGCACGATTTTTGCGAACACATAGCAGTCCTCTCCATTTCCGATTCCCAAAACCCGAGCTTGCAGCGCTTGGACATCCGCGCCGGCCACATCTTTTGCGAACATATAGCAGTCCCAAGCATCTCCGACTTCCAGCACTCGCTCCTGTAGCGCCTGGACGTCCGCGCCTGGCACATCTTTTGCGAAAATGTAGCAGTCCTCTCCATTTCCGACTTCCAGCACTCGCTCCTGCAGCGCCTGGACGTCAGCGCTGGGCACATCTTTTGCGAAACGGTAGCAGCCCCAAGCCTCTCCGATCCCTAACACTCGCGCCTGTAGTGCTAGAATATCAGCACCGTGGATATTTTTTGCGAATCTTAAAATGTCCTCGCCATCTCCGATTTCAAGCACCCTGTATTGCAGTGCCTTGGCATCAGCTCCGGGCACATCTCTTGCGAACACATAGCAATCACAGCCACTGCCTTCGCTAAGTAGTTCTTTCTGCTTTTCTTCCTGAGATTCGTTCACTTGTAATTCCCCCCCCACTGCACCCCGTTGGTCGGTGTCACCTTTTCTATGTGCCTATGTGCCTATAGTAGCGCGCATTGTGCTATATGTCAAGGCTTTTGTTTCCAGTGTCGTTTGATCTCACCATTAGCTTGAGCTATAGCATCATCAAAACCATATGCTACGATCACTCTATAGCCACAGGATTCCACATCTTCCGCGAACGCCTTTTGCACCGGAGACAAGCGGCCTGTGGGCGTTTTAAACTCAATCCACATTCGCTCAGCCGGGCAGAACAGATCAAGTACTCCGGCCAGAACACCTTCTGCCTTGAGCCTACAGGCCTGTGCTTTACTACGATGCCCGCCGTTTGGGATGGCGAAGATGGTCGGGCGGCCTGATTGCCGCCACCACCGGACAAATTCCCGCTGGTGCTCATGTTCTGTCACAGACTGCCTGTTCAGTCGCGGCATATTCCCAGCTCCTGTTTAATATTCTGTGAAATTTTCCATCCATTCGATACTCGATCACCGCTGGATGACGCGCACTATTAAGCAGATCACACAGCTCTACAAGCGCTCCCCCGTCCGGCAGAGTCTCCCCTGCACTATCTGCTATCTCTACCAGTGTGCGCCTGGCTTTCTGGCCGGCATAGCCATCGTGCAGGATCGGCAGATATTCAGTCACCGGCTTCGTGCTTAACTCCCCGTAATATGTGGCCTTAAGCATCTGCAAGCCACTGGCTCTGCTTGTGTGTTCTCGCCACTGCCAGTCCCTGACAGTCATCTCCTGCGCATCAAGCCCCATGATGTCATCATGATGCAGGCTCATCGTCTTTTTTTCAGGTTCGGGAAACGGCGCACCACATGCCGGGCAGACCATGACAGATATGTGCACCAGCTCATGACAGTGGTCGCATACTTTTACGGGCGCATCTCCCGCCTTTTCCCCCTTTTTCTTCGGCTGATTGACGGCCGTTATTGGGCCATGCTGTTGCACGACACCGGCGAAATCCAACACCAAACAGTCAGTTTTTCCGTCTGCGATACGCAGGCCGCGCCCGGCCATCTGCATATATAGACCGGGTGACATAGTAGAGCGGAGCATAGCAATCAGATCAATTTCTGGCGCATCGAAGCCAGTTGTTAAGACATTCGCGTTCGTCAGTGCCTGAATTTCTCCGTTTTTAAACGCAGTCAAGATTTGATCCCGCTCTTTTTTTGGCGTTTTTCCGGTCACGCATGCGGCGGCGATTCCGCGATTAATCAGTTCAGCGCAGATATTTTCCGCGTGCTGCACACCGGCGCAAAAAAAGAGCCAGCTTTTCCGGTCGCCTGCATGCAGAATCACCTCATCCACCACGCGGGCATTATGGTCAGCCGTATCATATGCTTTCTGCATTTCGGCCCCGATGTACTCACCGCCGCGCTTGCGCAGGCCGCTGGCATCCAGTCGCTCAGTTGCCACCTTGCTCCTGAGCGTGCACAGAAAGCCCTTGTATACCAGCTCCTCGATACTCACCGGCTCAATGAGCGCATCGAAAAGGGCCGGCTCATCTGTGATGTAACCGTGGCCTAGGCGGAATGGTGTGGCGGTCAAGCCGATGACCCGAAGGCCAGGATTGATCAGCTCAAGATCGGCTATCAAGCTACGATAGCCACCTTCGGCGCGATGGCTCACTGTGTGCGCCTCATCAATAATCACGATATCAACATGTCCGATTGCCGCCGACTTATCCCGAACGGACTGAATGCCGGCGAAAGTAATCGGTTCGCTAAGGTCGCGCCTGCCCATGCCTGCGCTGTATATGCCGAGCGGCGCACCCGGCCAGTGCTGGCGCATCTTTTCAGCGTCCTGCTCTATGAGCTCCTTGACATGCGTCAGCATCAATATTCGCGTTTCCGGCCATGATTGCAGCGCGCCTTTGCACAGCTCGGCCACGATGTGGCTTTTTCCTGAGCCGGTAGGCAGCACAATGCACGGATGTCCTTTCGGGTTTGCGCGGAACCACTCATATAGCTGGTAAATTGTCCTCTTCTGATAATCCCTTAATTTCACCCCATCACCCTTGCGCCGAGCACTGTGCGCAGACCTTCGATCTCAGGGGCCTCTCCACGCACAACGCTCAGGCACGCGTTGAGATTAGAGACAAGCTCAGCGCTCGCAAAAACATTTGCATCACCCTCACCGTTGCGGATCGGCACGCCATCAATTTCGTATACCGCTTCCCACCGGCTCACACTGTCCAGCATTTTCCACGGCACCAGATCAGGATGCAGGACATGTGACTCGCAGCCGGTTAGCTGATAATCAAAAGGTATGCCACCGGCATCATGCCGGGCACAATGCCATGTTGAGTCCTCGCATGGCGTGGCGTGGGCACATGTGCGGCAGTTGATCTGTTTCGTTAATCGCTCAGTGAAACATAAAGGGTGGCCAGGACACCATTTGCATTGGTACCAACTGGGATCATGACTCAGCGGCTCGGGCATACGCTCAGCCATCGTGATTCTGTGAGCGCGGTCAACATATTTCTGAGCCTCTTTTTTATCGAGTTTGACTCGCTCGGTATAGATATGATCGTCATTTTTGTTGATGGCGACATATAGCGCGCGGTCGATGTCTTTCCCCAGCATATACACCTGCACTTGCGCCCAGTGTTGTGGCTTGGATTTCTGTACGCCGTCTTTCGCGACGGCCTTGAAAGATTTGTCTGAGTGAGTTTTGAACTCTAAGATGTGCTTCTTTGTGCCTCCGCCAGGAACATACGTGCCTATCCCGTCAATACTGCCGCTGAAATGCTTGCCGAAATTCACCCGCGCCTGATTTGCGCCGGTGTCTGTGATATGCATCCCGATAGCACGCAGGTCACTGACAATCTGGGCTTCTTCATTTTGCCCTCGCCTGAACAAGCGCAGAATGCGGCCGGGGAATTCTTCAATCACCGCCAGCCTGAATGAGAGCCATAACCATCTGTCGCACGGATGGCCGATTAATGAGCCGCCCAAATGTGGGCGTGGGCCTTCTTTTCTCGCCTCATGCGCCGCGTCTATCAAGTTGGCGATGCTGTTTTCTGAATCTGGAACCGCTGTCATTTCACAGCCTCAGTAAAATCCCTGCCGGTAAAATTCCTGCCATTAAAATTATTTATTTTAACCATGCCTGTCTCCCTGAAAAAACCAGCCCCGAAGGGCCGGCTCTATTTTTTTTTACCTAGCCCAAGGCGCCTTGCTTACTGCTTCTGCCGGCTTATCGGCAGCCGCTGGAACAGGCGCACTGCTTCCGCCGATGGCC